ATCGCTGTTATCAAACAGGCTACCAGAGAAAGCTTTGCCCGCGCCTTTGGGTTTAGTGTCGATCAGCAAGTCGCACTCGAGGCTACTATTGTCCGTAATGGGGATGGTTTACGTTGGGGTGCGGGTGGTTATGAGCCACTCGCTTCGTATATCAAAAACGGACTGGAACCTTGGGTTGATGATGATGATTGCCCGCCCGGCGCCAAGTCATGGGATGGCTGATGATCGGTCCAACGCCACAGTGATATCGTGCAGGATTTCGGTAGCGTCAATCGGGACGAGTACTGCTAGCAAGCGATTGGGGATGCCAGACGCTGCTCGTCGCCCCCCCGAGCCCCCATGGGTGGGGACCAGGTTGGCTAGGCACCAAATCCGTAGCGATAGTTGGCCAGGACCTTTCTTTGTGCATACCTTGTGTCATAGCTGAGTGGGAAAGATGGAAAATATATCTCCAACGATGGGTTTGTTTGGGACTTGCCGAATATTGTAGAACCGACAATATTTCGTGTAGCCGCGGCTATCTCCGTGTGTCTCATTCGCCGGTTTCCCCATCGGGTGGTATACGACCGTCGCCCTCAAAGCATGTTTCAACGTCTTGGGACTCACCTTGGGGCTGCTGGGTTAAGGGGGTACTGCCGAACCCCTTAGTATTGGGAGGAACCGTGGAATAGCGGTAAGACCAGCCCTGGCTCTATAGGTGAGGGGAGCACTTGTTGCTACGACAATCTTTTCGGTCAGAAGGCCCCTCGCCTTCTGTGACTTAGGCGGCACCCCCGGCAAGCCAGCAGCCGGCCGGTAGTGTACGCGCCTAGCCCATCTCGGGTGAAGCGTTTGCATTACTTCCCTCGGGGGCTAACAGACCACGGCTACCATGCGCCTTTGCTACACGAGAAGACTCTTAGTGACCGGTGTGCGTCAACGATAAGCCTCAGGGCTAGGGTAGTGCGCAAGCACGTAGTAAATCCCAACCTGAAAGCTGAGCTCGGTGTCTCTGGTAAGCGCCCTCTTCGTCAGTTGTAAGAGCCAGAATCTATGGCTACCTCTTGGAGCGATATCCTGTCCGCTGCGGTTGGCAGGTGAGTTCCTCGTGGAAGGAACCGTGGGGATTAATGGTCCTGCGGCATCAGCGAAGACAAGCGGAACCGACGCACTGACCGCCGCTGGAAATGAGGTGACGAACGACAGATCCGTAAAAACCTTAAGACTTAGGAACATGTGTGTAGGGGAGATCTGGT